ATATTCTTCTTTTTGACTAATCTCTTGCAATTCAGTATCAGAATTTAAATATATATCTAAGTCTGCTCGGAGCACTTTTATATCAAAAGGATTATCTCTATAGACTTCTGGATCAGATTTGCCTGTATAATATTCCCATTTCTGGCGATACAATACCTTCCTTTCATCTCTAATCTTTTTTAATTGGAGAGAAAATTGTGTATAAAATTTTAAATATTTGTTGTGGAGCTGTGGGGTTCGGATAGATTCTAAATCTAATTCCGTATCATCTATTTTTAGGTCTTTATCAACCATCTCACTTAATTCATCAAATCTCATTATATATCATTCCAAAGTTAAAAAAAAAGGAGTAGCAGAGCCAGCCATCCTATTTGTTTTCGCTATATATTCTTCTACAATAATTGTATGAAGATAACTCTTTCCATTACGGATTGTCTTACTACTCCTAAATCTATTTATAGATTTAAGAATTCATAATATGAATAAGCAAAGGTAACATCAGCATTTAAATATGCAGCATCTGTGTCTTGTGAAGTATATTCTAAGCCACCTAACGATACCGGCCAAGCATCATGGAAAGTCAATCTAACCACAGGATTATTTTTATTGCTTAAAACAGCAATATGTAAATCACTATATAGACTCAACTCACCGCCTCTATCAACTTTATCCACTCTATCCTTTGCATTGAACTGTACGTGGTTGGAAGGAAAACCTATGTTAACCATCCAATCAAAAATTTCCTGATAATTTTGTAGTTTTTCATCTACTAAAAATGTAAAAGTAATATCGTCAAATGTCAGATTATCACCCACTCTAGGAATAGTTGCTAAACGAGTGCCTTGGTCATAACGTCCTAAAGACACTCCGGGCAAACTCACCGAAGTACAAAACCACTCTAATAAAGGATAATTACCTAATGTAACTTTGAATTGACTATTCTGGGAAAGGTCTTGTACGGTGGGTTGTCTGGAAAGCGCGGCAATTTTCTCTATATTTAAATTACCGGACGTTGTATAATTTTGTTCATCTGCCATACTAATATTTATAATAATTGGAGATAAAAAAAAGACCTCTCCTAGGAGAGGTCTTTCAAAGTTACTCTTATATAGTTATTATAAGTGAGTAATTTTTTACATCAAGTTCTGGACTTGGACACGACGGTAGTAAGCGTTACTATCATCAGAAGCCGAAGTAAATGGATTTACTACGACTCCATAACGTGTCTTAAAGCCGATCTTGGGCTGGAATGTCTGCTCGCCAACGGCACGCACCATCTGGAGCGGGACGTATGGGCAATAGAACAAGCCAGCATCGTAAGGGGAAGTACCCTTATATCCAACAACATAGAACTTACTAGCGTTCGTGTTATTTGAATATGGATCAATATAAACCTTGAAACGTCCATTTAGAACACCAGCGAATGTGCTGCCTGTATCATCGACATTTAGGTTGTTATTAAGACCAGTAGCGTTATCCAATAGACCGGCCATTGTAAGGGCAGAAGCAACATCTGCGGAACAGATGAGGATATTACCTTTACCACGGCGTGTGTCTTGTGCGATTGCATTAGCATCACGCTCAATCTGGAACATTAGGCCTTTGAATTTCTCTACAGACCAACGACCGTTGGAATCTGTATCCAAATCAAATTTGCCAGGATCAGTAACATTAGTTGCGGCACCCTTCTTAGCGTTATTATAGATCGTGCGAACAACCTCACGATTAATTTCAGCCAGGATTTCGGAACTTAGAATGTTAGCTAACTCTGTCTCGGCATCTAGACCGTGAATGGCCTTAAGATCCTGAGCGAGTTCCATTGTGTACTCAGCTTTAAGAGCCCGCGACTTTGCAGTTACGGAAGTCTTTTCAATGCTGAATGCCATCTCAGCGAAAGCGTTGTTTGTAGTATCACCTAGCGCTTCAGCTGCTGCAGTTGTCATACCGGCGCCTGTTGTATATGAAGAAGTATCTTCAAGTACATCAGAGCTTGCATGAGTTCCTGTACCAGCAAAATCAGTATCAGCTTCGTTGACAAGAGCCTCAGTACCAGTCTGTGACTGATAGTGGGACTTCATAGCAAAGATAAGTCCGGTAGGACCTGACATTGGCTGAACGCCGCAGATATCATAAGCAATCAAATTAGGCATCGCTCGGCGAATCAGTGAAATCAGAATTGGATCCCAGCCTTGTACATTACCACTATCGCTGGCATATCCTGAGTTTGTAGGAGCAGCTTCTGCGAGGAAAGACTTATCTTCCTGCATGGACCGCTCTTGGTTTTCTAAAATTACAGTTGTGACTGCACGTTTGTAAGCATCCTTAATCTCTGGGAGATCAGGATGTTCTAATACTGGCTGCCATTTTTCCTGTAGGTGTTCTGTGTTGAACATTTTGGAATATCTCCTTAGTATTTTATATTATTTATAAAATTTATTATTTCTGCGTTCTCTTTTCACTACTAGAGATTGCAGACATATAAGCAGCCATGGTTCGACTTACATCACCTTGCTCATCATAAACTGGTGCTGCCTCAATTTCATCTTCCTTAACGGAACGTGCGAAATACGATTCTTTGATAGTTTCCAACTTCTTACGGTAATCATCATTATTTTCGTAATCAACATTTTCTGCAAGTCCAACAAATTTTTCTACTTCCGTATCCGCTAGGCCGGAAGCCACATCAACTAGAATTTCATTCTTCTCTAACTCGCCAACTCTCTTTGTGAGTTCTATATTATTCTCGGTCTGCTCGTTTAGCTTAGCTTCCATTTCGTCAGCCTGCTTTGCGGCAGCATCAAGAATATCATATTTCTCATCAGGAACAGTAATATTATGTTCCGTAAAGAGGGCATGGAGCCCCGTGATGAAATTCTCTGTGATTTCTGTTTTTAACTTCTGCTCAATAGCTACTTCATTCTGCTTCATCCACTCTTCCACAACATATCCAAGGTAATCATTTACCTTTTCATTTGCTTCTTCAGTTGATTTAGTAATTTCTTCAGTTAGCTTCTCAGCATATTCTTCGTCTAGACGCTCAATTTCCTGTTTAATTTTTTGCTTAACAGCGGCCTCAAAAATTATGGCAGCTTTAGACTTAAATTCCTCAGAAAGTTCTTCACCTTCGATTAGTGCTTCAACATCTTCCTTTACAGAAATTTGTTTAATGCGCTCTTCAATGTCCTTCTTCTGAGCTTCTAGTTCTTCTAATTCTTTATCAGATTTAGCTTCTTCAATTTCAGCATCCGTCTTAATGGCCTCTCCGATTCTCTCATATACACCTTTGAGATCGGCCGATTTCATCTGTGAAAGACTTTCCATCTTCTTCGCCAAATCTTCAAGCATTTTTGCCTTGGTCATCCGGGCTTCCTCTAATTGCTCTCCGTTGTGGTCAACTTCATCTCCGGCGGCTAATTTCACCTTTTCACCCGGAGCTGCTGTACTTGAACTGCCTTGAGAAACTTTAGGCTCTGCTTTAGCACCTTTAGACTGTACATCTTTAGCCTTTTTGATTTTATCACCAGCCTTTGCACTATCTGTTCCTAAATCATCAGACTCATCTTTGAGTTCAGACTTATCACCACCACCTGACTTTAAAGGTGTAGCTTTACCAGATGGTGCTTTCATCTTAGCAACACCTCCAACTTCTTCAGCTTCTTCCAAAGCTTCTATACCTTTTTCCATATCAGCAAGTTCTTCTTCAGTAAGTTCAGCATTTAGAAGTTCTTCCAGCTCTTGGTCCAAATTGTTATCTGTCATTATGGATAGACTCCTATATTCGTTTTTTATTATTTATAAAAATTACAATTTTGAGATGAAATCTTCAAATGCTTTAATCGAAACTTTATGACGATGCACACGATTCTTTTCAATTTCTCTTTTATAATTTTCAATATCAACTTCTTTAACGATACCATTGTCCCAAACCCACTCTTTCCCTTCCATAATACCTTCAACAAATGCATTTGGAGCAGAAGGATCTGCTACGATATCAGCCGCAGTAGCAAGATAAAAATCATTTCTTACATACTGAGCACCCTTCTTAGGTTCTAATGAACCCATACCTCTAGAAGAAACGCCCAGCTGGGCACCTTCATCTATAAGATTTTTTACAATTTTTCCATACGGAGTATCCATAATCTTGGCCTCACCGACGAAATTCTTTCCATCTGGATAAAGGTCAGTAATCATGTGTGATACTCTTTCTAGATTAACTGTTGGGCCATCTGGATGTCCTAACTCTCCAAATGCCCTCTTTTTTTGAATAAACTCTTTATTATATCTCTTAACCTCTTTTTCCAAAATAGGCATAGGATATACACGACCATTACGATTCTTTACTTCCGCTTGTAAAAAGACACCGCGGATTTTATAATCCTTGCCACCTTCTTTAGCTTCTGTAATATATTCTATTTCATCAATATGTTCGGATATGAGTTTCATTATTCTTCCTCTGTTGCTGGCTCCTCTGCTGAAACTGCAGTATCTCCTCCACCATATTTGGCAAATAGATCGGCCGCCATTTCTTGTCGCTTAGCATCTAATGCAAGTTCCTGTCTTGTTTTCATAATTTGACCGAAACTATCTGTTGCTGCTACGGTGTTACCGCCTGCTATTGCATCAACTATATTTTTTATGTTATCATTATTTTCCATTATTTATCTCACTATTTATATAAATGGATCTTCTCCACCATCTCCGCCTGCTTCTTTCTCAGCAGCCATTTGAGCATCCATTTCTTCTATTTCTTTCTGACTTTGCCTAAGGAGATTTTTACGGACCCATTCTTGCGAAACATATTTACCAATATAATCCTGAATGCGATCTACTTGATCCATACGATCAGCAAAAATCTCTGAATCTTTTAGCTCTGAGAAATGATTATCTTGTAAAAAGTCATATGTAATATTTTCTTTAATATTTTCCCAATCTTCAGGAGTAATAATACCTTTAAGAATTAATTGAGTTTTTAATAAGTCTTGGAATAAATCTGTAAATTTCTTCCTTAACTTAGCAACAAACTTTGTAAACTTAACCTCATCTCTAGTAATCTCTGTTGCACGACCTAGATTAAAACCAGAATCACTTTCTAAGCGCGAAAGAGGAATATTAAGCGATCTATAAAGCTTATTTTGAAAATATTTTATATCTTCTAATTCTCCAAGATTCTGTCCACCTGGTAGAGTAGTAATCTCCGTACCACGACCACCCTCCCTGCGAGGCAACCAAAAATCTTCCAACATAGACATCTTACTTCGGTCATCTCTAACTTCACCTGAATTAGCATCGTAAACTAGTTTATTACGATACCGATTCATAATATCTTTTAAATATTGCTCAGCTTTTTGTTTGGGAAGATTACCAACATCTATATAAAAAATTCGACGTTCTGGTGCTCGACTAATACGATAGATAACTATCGCATCTTCAATCATTCTTAATTGATTAACGGGTTTAATTGCTTTGTGAAGATATGAATATACTTGATTAGTAGTTGGTTCATATAATCCAGATGTAATATAACTAACAGAATCTACTGCTATCCGTGATCCGGTCAATGCTCCAGAACCTCTACCTAGAAATGCTGGATATATACCATCTTCATTAAAAACAAAATATTCAAAAACCCGCTTTACTACTTCAGCTCCATCTTTAACCTTATCAGGTTCTATTTCACGGACCTTTTTAATA